TTCTGCCATATTAATGCTTTATCCATTTAGATTTACCTCTCATAGTTTGTATCATCTCACTTGGCTTCATATTGCTTAAACGTATTTTAGCATTTCTAAGCTGAGCTGATCTATCTCTTTTAAATCTTTGAACTATATACTCTGGAATACCTGATCTACCAGCTAATATAGAGTAAGCTATATGCATGTACATAGCTTCTTCAGCCATTTTAGGTAGCTTTGTATCAAGATCTGAAGCTAAGCCATCAGATATGTACTCTAGTATTATTAATCTATCTTTTAAGTCACTAGAAAAAGATATTACATTTTTTCTTTTATCTATATTGAACCACCCATTGCTTTGAGAGACTACTGGATCTAAACCGTATCTTCTTCCATAAGCAGCTTTTCTCCAGCTCCAGTTATATACATTGGCATTGTAAAAATACTCATCAAACTCACCTGTAATAAGTTTATCGTTTGCACTTTCCCATCTTGTTCTAGTAATTGATTGATCTGCCTCAGTGTTAGCGCCGTATTTATCTTGAATAAAAGCACCATCATTACTTTGTAAAGGAACTGATGTTGGATCAGTTGTTAAATTATTAGCTGGATATATAGGGTGTAATACACCTAATTCATCTACAAATGACATCCTAACATAATTAACATAATCTTGAGGTATAATTACAGAATTACTTGGTGGTAAATCTAATTCTAAGGTTTTTATACTATTTAAAGTATCGTAACTAAATTCTTGTAAACCTCTTTTAGCATGGAATATGACGTCAGTTCTTTTAACCAACGGTATTAATTTTCCAATACCAGTATATGCTATTAAGAAATTATTTACTATGTCATTTAATTTAACATATTCATAACTTCCATAATTGTTCCACAATGCTTGAGCTTTTAAAACAACTCTTAGCAGTGTGTTAGGTGAATTAGCTATAGCCACACTAAGTGTTATAGTTTGTTGATTATAAGGAGGTTTAATAGTATTGTTATTTACTACTGCAATAGTACCAGCTACGTAATCATTAAAAGTAACACCACCGTCTGTACTTACTTGAACGCCAAAGTTAGCAGGTTCCGTTGATGTTTCTGTAGTTAACTTAGGTTCAAATGTACAAGTAAAAACAGTTTGAGGAGCTGCTGTGACTGCAAAAACTTTTTCTCCTGCATAATACTCTTCGTTAGTTTGATTAATTAAGCTCATTTATTATTGTTTTTGATTTGCTCTATCTGCCTGTAGTTGACCTGACGCAGCTTGAACTATTTGAGGATCTCTTATGACTATACCAGCATACATTAATATAGCTAATACAACTTCTGTAAATTCAGAGTTATGTAATTCAAAATCTACAGTTGGAGGTGTGTTAGAATTATAAACAAACTGACCTAAGTTACCTACTGTGTAAGCCCAGTTAATATCATCTGGAACTTTAATATATTGAACTGCTACATTGGCTGTGCCAGCGTTAGCGTTAGTATTTATAATGTTTGGGTATACTTGCAATTTGTTGTTTTCAAACAAATATATAGGAAATTGTTCGCTTGGAGTTACCAATGGAGATAATCTTAAGTTATAAAATTCTCCTCTATCTACTCTTTGCATTTCGACTGGTAGTCTGTTATTAGCCTCGTAAGTAACAGATCCTACTATGTGAGTAAGAGTTGGCAAGGTAAAATTGTTATCGGCAGGAACATAAGTAGCATTACCATCTCTTTTAAATATGTTCATCTTTTCATTTAGGTTCATTAACCTATTAGCGTAATCCACTTCAGTCTGTGGCATTCTAGTATATTGATTTAAATCTTCAAAATACTTTTCAAAGATCTCTCTTTGGACTTGCGTACCTATTCTATTAAACTCTTCAGGCGTCATATATCCTCTTTGTTCTTTATTTAAAATAAGTAATACAGTTTTATATACTTTATTTACGCTTATTGCCATTTTAATATTTTTAAAAAAAAGGGTGGCGTTAACCACCCTAAATTATAATCACTTGTTATTTAAGTTTTTTCTCAATAGATCTGTAAACTTCTATACCTTCGTCAGTTTTAAACCAAGCAGCCATAGCTGAATATGGGTTTTCATCAAAAGGAACATTCATTAATTTTCTTTTAGTATTAGCCCACATAAAAGTTCTTTGATCTTGTGATAAAGTTAATAAACCTAGCTCAGTTGCATTGATAGCAAAATTCCTAAGTATAACATTTTCATCGTTAGCAAGATCTATAAACAACCTAGGATTATGTCTAGCGAACATTAATCCATCTCTTTTTAACTCTTTAGAACTAAGTTCATTTACAGAAGATCCTTTTTCAACTCTTAATATAGCTTCTAAATGATCTATATCCATTTCTCTAGCAAACGTCATTGCTTCTAGTTCTAGCTCTAAATCTTCATACTCATCTATAGCTTCTGCAACTGAATCAAACTCACTAAATATAATGTTATTGTGAGGGTGTTTGCTTAAAAACTCTTGTAAATTTCTTTTTTCTTTTGGAACAAATAAATGACCAGTATCAAAAACAATATGTTTTAGTGTCACTTGTCCTTCTTGTTCATCTACGAAAATAGACTGTTGATTAGTAGCATATCTTAACTCTCTTTCGTAACCTTTTTCTTTATCAAACCAAACTAGTGGGTATCTAGCAGAGTGTCTACTAGGTATTGTAAATGTTAAAGGAGTTTTACTACCTATAAGATAATAGTTTCTATCTTTGTATTCCCAAGTATCTTTTTTAACCTCTTGCTTGGGAGCAGGAGCTTTTTTTGTCTTTTCCATAATATAATATAATATAATAATTAAAAAAGACCCCGCCGAAGCGGGATCTTATTGTATAGCTATTAAATTGTATAAGCTATTCCAGGAGTAGTTGTAGCTACATCTGCCATATCGACAGTAGCACCACCGCCACCATCAACTTTTTTGACAGCAGCTTTTACTCTTTTTGTAATTTCAACACCATTAGAAGCTGAAGTAATTACAACTGTACTTTTTTCTTCGTTTCCGTAGCTTATAGTACAAGTATTTGTAGCGCCTTCAATTGAAATAACGCCATCTAAAAATACTATTTGCTCAACACCTAAGTGAGCGTCTTCGATATATATTTGTGCCATTTTCTTATTTTTTAAATGTTAAACAATAATTAAGCTCCTTTGAATAACACGAAGTTATTAGCAGCTTGAGTTACTAAACATCTTTCAGATAAGAAATTAACTCTCATTGTATCTAAGTCAGAAGTGTAAGCACCACCAACAGATCCAGTGATCCATGTTTTATATCTTCTATCTTCAGTTTCAGAAGCTCTATATCTTACGTGTAAGAAAGGACGTCTGATGTTAACACCCATCATTTGGTCATATACTGTAGTAGTTCCAGCAGGAATTAATACACCATCGATTTCATTATCTAAACCTCTTGTTGTAGCGTCATTTAAGTATTTCCAGTCAGTTTTGTAGAAGTCATAAGAACCTCTTCTAAAACCAGAAAAACCGAAGTTTAATGCCATATCTTCTTCGTTGTCAAAAAGACCGTAAGAAGCAGCTTGAGTAGAAGCATAACCTCCACCTGCCATAGCACCAATCATATCATCAAAATCAAGAGCAGTAGCTCTAGATAAGAATAACATGTTTTCTTCAATAGCACCTTGCTTATCCAACTGCTTAAGTATAGCATCAAAATCAGCTAACGCACCTGAACCAGGAGCAGCAGCACCAGCAAAACCAGAGTATATATTACCTCTTGCTTCGATAGCGGCGAATAAACCTTGTGTACCTTTTATAGCTTGTGCACTACCAGGAGTGAACTGTGCAGCTCCAGTAGGGAAATTAGCAGCGTTAGCATTTAATTCACCTTCAACCATAGACATTTCTAAGTAATCATCAAATCTAAGTCTAGTTTCAGACTCAGCTTTTAGATACCATAAATATCCTGATGTTCCTGCTTCAGTAGCAACTTCAATCCATCCAATTTGAGCAGTATCAGAACCACTTATCTCGAAATTATCTTTCATGATAATTGGACTGTTGCTATGTGTTGTAGGAACAGGAGTAATAGCTTGCTTCATTCCGTCACTTCCTTTTGGAAATTCAGAACCATATACAAATAAACTACAAGTACCACCAGTTAAAGCAGCAGCTAAAGCAGCTCCTTCATAAGCGTGACATTCTAACGTATAACCATTAGTAGTAGCGTTATCAGTGTTAGATAATACTAAAGCTTTAAGTGTTACTAATCCAGTAGCGTTGTCAGAAATTAAAATTGTGTTACCAACTCTAATACCTGAAGTAGCAGGATTATTAGCACCTTGAGTAATAGTAACTCTAAACTTAGGAAAAGCATGACCACCAGCAGCTACAGCACAATTGTTATAAGCTACGTGTAATCTATTTTGTTCAGTCCAAATAACTTGGTCTGATGTCATAGGCATTTCAGCGCCTACCATTCTTAAAAATCCGGCTAACGTTCTGTTACCGTATATTTCTACTTCCTGCTCATAAAGCTCAGGTAAGTATTGTTGAGTCCAAGTCGAAAAGTTAGCATCGTGGAAGTCAATAAAATTGTCTTGAACGACTTGCTTTTTCGGCATTGGAGTAATTGAGGCTGGAAAAGCCCCTCCAGATAAACTCATTTTATTTTTATTTATTTGTTTTTATTTTTCGTTGTATTTTTAACTTAGAGCTATCAACACCTGAAATTGCTTTTACTTTAAATCCACCTAACATTACGTCGCCTTCAGACGCTGGCGTCCTAGACTCTACATTTATATTTTTAGATTTAGCTACTACATCTTTAACAGCATCGGCCTTGCCTTGCTCATAAAAATGTCTTGCTATAGTATCTGCGTTTTCTGCTGCGTAAATAGCTTTATGATAACCAACATGATCATTTACACTTCCATCTTCGTTTAAGAACTTCTTAACAAAATGAGATAAGTTTGATTGGCTCTTAGCAACTTCCTGAGGGTTTGAAACGCCATATCTAAATCTTTTTTCTCCAACATTAAATTCAAAACCTTTGAATTCATTAGAAAACATTTGATTAGTTTGCTTTTCAAAATCAGCATGTTGCTTTGTTGCTATATCTTGCTCTTTGTTATATCTATTGAAAAAGTCCATTGCTTACTGTTGCTCTTGAGTAACGCCCGGTCTCAACTTGATCTCGTCGTAATATTTACTCTTTGTTTGCTCTAGAAAGTTACGTGCTTTAGCAATTTCTTCTTTGTAAGCGAGTTTCTTTTTCTTTATTCCTCGCTCATCATCCACATCTTCATCCCAAGAATAGTTGTCTTCTAATATAAAGTCAACTTCTTCTCTGTTTAAATGTGGTTTAGTTTGTTTATAATATTCTCTTAGTAAAACATCTTCGTTAATGTTAGTATAATCTGCATTTAACCTAACATAATCATTAATATCACCGCCTGTTTCTTCCATAAAAGACACTAGTTTTTCGATGTTTTCAGGTAACGGTTTCCCTGTTACTTTTTCATCTCTTACAGCTTCTTTTAACTCTTGTTCTACAACTTTAGTTTCTTGTTTTATTTCTTCTTCAGTTATTTCAGATACTGGACTTACACTTTCTTCGGCAGGTTTTTCTTCTTTGTGTGTTTCTCCCACTTCTTGCAGTCCCAGCTTTTGTTCTTCTTTCGTCTCATCAGACTGTAACACAACTTTCGTTGTTTCTGGCTCTTGAACGGCATCTTCTTCTTTTTTAGTTAAATCTAATTTTACTACTTCAGGTGTTTTTTCACCTATTTTTCTAGGCCTACCTGGTTTTTTCTTTTTAACTTTTAAACCTTCCTTTTCTTCATTTGCAGGCAGGTTTACTTTTTCTTTTTTTGACATAATATAATATAATAGTTAATAAAAATTACTGTGGAGCAAATTGCTCTAATCCAAATCCACCAAGGTTATCGTTACCTGCGGATTCAAAGTTTGTTGGTAATAAATCATTTTTCTTTTGATCTATCATTTGACTCTGTTGAGTACCTATAATTTTAGCTCGCTTATCCTTACGATCTTCAATAAAATTTTCTTTATTTCTTTCAGCTTGACCTTTAGCTTGAGTTAACTGTATGTTAAAATCAAATTCAATTTGCATCAACTGCCTTTTAATTTCAGCTTCTCTTTCCATACGTTGTATTTCAAACTGAGATTTACCTTGTTCAATTTGCAAAGTAGTTTGAGCTAAAGCTTCATTTTTTTGAACCTCTGCCATAGCTGTTCTTTCAGCTGTTTCTGCTTGAGCAGCGGCTTGAGCTTGAATATTAGCTTGTTGAGCTTGTTGATCTTGAGCTTGTTTTTGTTTTCTTCTTTGCTTTAATAATTGATTAGCAAGTTTTAAATTATTAACTTGTCTAATGTCAATAGCATCTTCTAAAAATATTTGACCACTTTGTAAAGCTACTTGAATATTTTGTTCTAGTTGAGCTTTTTCTTCTTCGTCAGGTACTAGCTCTAAAAATATACCAAAGTCGTAGAGATGTAAATTAAATATATCCTCAAGAGTTCCTACATTGTAAGAACTTATGCTAGATTTTAAAGCGTCTCTAGTTAAGTCAAACTCTAAACAATCACCAACTCTAAGTGCGATATTCTCACAAGTTCTAAGAGTTAAATATAAACTTGCTTGTACAATGTGTCTAGTAGCTGTATTTGAATTAGCAATAGCTAGTTTTTGTAACCCAACTAAAGAATCACTAGCTGGTGTACTTCCGTCTCTAGCTTCATTAAGACCTGTTACATCTCTTATCATTTGTAAATAATACTGGTAAGTCTGTATAAGTCCTTGTATTTTACTCATGCCACTAGACGTGGATAATTCTTGTATAGGTACTTTTCCAGGGTTTTGACCACCATCTTGAGTCATTGATCTACCTACAATACTACCAGTCTGGAAATACATGTTTAATGCTTCTTGTGGATTATAACTAGTTCCACTACCTAAATCTATCTCTGCTAAACCATCAGCATCTAAATAAACACCATCAGGTACTATTCTAGACATCACCTGTTGTAGTTTTAAATGAGTTAATTGAATCATATCAGCAAAACCAGTTATACGAGATACTAAAGATTCAATACGCCCTTTATACATTCTAGGTGCGCATATATTATAATTCATATTAACCTTAACTAAGTTAGACTCAGGTCTAGTCATATTTTTAGCTAACTCCCACTGTAATAAGTTTTCATGACCTAATATTTTAGCTCCTGAATACAATACCTCAATTGATCTAGCAACTCTATCAAATTTATCATTAGGTGCTGGGTTAAAAGTATCTGGCTTTTCTAAAGCTTTTTCTAAACCAGTGGCTGTTTCTTTTATTTTAAACACTTGCTCACTGTATGTTTTATATTCAAAGTAAAGAACATAAACACTATTATTATCATCTCTACCGTTCCAGTCGTATATATAATTACTATTGCCAGGATATTTTTGTATTTTCTCTAGTTCATCTGGCGTTAAGTTTGGAAACTCTTGTTTAAGATCAGCTAGGCTAATTCTTTTAACCTCACCAACATACCATATATCTTCAAAGTTAGGATCTTCAGTGTAAGAATACACTAATCTAGCTGGATCAACATAATCAACTGTAATACCTTCTGCTTTATTAAAGTTTGTTTTAGTACAACCTATACCTAAAACAACTAAGTCTTGGTTTATTCTTCTTCTAGTTAGTTCGTATCTATTCCTATCTAAAGTATCGTTTATTAATTCTTCCTCAGCTATTTCAACAGATTGCTTATAATCAAGCTGCATATGTAATTCTAACTCTTCTTGATTTTGAGGTAAATCTTCTGGGTTTTCTGTAGAATACATATTCAAACCTAGAGTTTGTTGTATATTTTCTAAATACTCTTTAGTCTCTATATCTCTTAATATTCTATTAGCATATTCTGTTCTTTGCTTCAACGATTCAGGATCTTGGGCGTAAGCTTTTATTTCATAGAGCTTTTCAGACATACCGTTTACAACTATGTCTACAAATTTAGGTATTACAGGTACAGGTTTCCAGTCTAAGTTAAGATAAGACAGATCACCATTTATAGCTAATTCATCTTTATACTTTTGAACAGCTTGTTCTCCTCTAGAGTATAACCTTAGGTTTCTAAAATTATTAAAGTTAGTAGAGTATCTATTACCTAAACCAGTTCTAGTCCCACTGAACCACTCACTTTCTATAGCTTTGCCAACTTGCATACCATAATCGTAGCTTGACTTTACTTCATCAGGAACAACTTGATCTGGAAAAATACTATTACTATCAGTTACAACCATTTATTTTATTATTTGTGAAAAACTTCCTTCGTTATTATATCTTTTAATACCTAGATTTACATTTTTTACTGTTCTATCTGCCACTGGTTTGTATAAATTTTTATTACAAGCCATTATAGCTAATCCAGAACTTATTGTAGCATCGTGCTTTGTTCTATTGTTTATGTTAAACTTTGCCCAGTCTTCTAGGGTTTTTTGGAAATACATATCCCCATATTCATTTTCTTTTAATCCTACATATGTTTCTATATAAGATTCTACAGCAGCTGCATGCGCTTGTTTAATATCTTCACTTGAATTAGGTATTCCACCTATTTCTTTTTCAGTAGTAGAAAGTTTGTTCCAAATTTTATCAGGACGATTCATTGAAAAACCTCTATAACCTCTACGCTTTAAATAATACAGAAACCTAGGTTTGTTATTTTCAGCTAGTATGGGTAAACCATAAAACACCATTGCCATAAGTACATCTTCAAAGAATATTTCAGCTGTTTGAGGCCTTGATATATATTCTAAAAAGAAATGATTAGGTGGCACATCTTCCATAGAAAACTTAGTTAAACCATGCAAAGCACCATTAGAACCTTTACCATCTACAGTACCTGATATATCGTAGCTATCTAAACCAAAAGCTCCAACGTGTTCATTACCAGGATATTTTACCCCATTTTTTAATATCACTTGATTTTGTAAGCTTTTAGGCGGCACCCATGAAACTAAAAACCTTCCATTATTATTCGGTACAAATATAACTTCACTATCTTTAATACCATTAATCCATTGAAAACTTCCTTTAGTAATGCTATTAATGTTGTTTATTTCTTCGTTGTAGTCTATCTGCTCGTATATTTTAGTTAAGTTAAATAAACTATCTTTCGTTTCGTCTCTAAAAGCATGCTGCTCTGTCCTTGGAAACTGTCTATAATATTCATTTAAACTGTCGCTGTCTGACTTAAGCCCTTCGACTTCGTTTTGCCAATGTTCGATAACTCCTGTTGTAATTTCATAACCATCTGCTCCTTTGATTTTACCTTCTGTTCTAACGAATACAGGTAATCCATAAGTATCGATGAATCCTTCGTAGTTCCATTCCATAGGAATGAACAAGCTATAGAGCCCAGAAGTTGTTTGTCCGTTTCTATTTCTTTTAGTAACGTCTGAATTGTAGTAAAGTTTTCTAAAGTTTTCTCCACCTTTATCTAAAGCATTTGATGTTGAGCCCATCATACATTTACCTACAACCCTTGATCCTAGACGTAATGTAGTTTTTGTAACCCTCCAATTGTTTAATATATTATCAGGTCTTTCCCACTTACCACTTTCATCATGAGCTAATAGTTTTAGCTTTTCACCATCATAAGAGTTATCACCTGTATTTTTCCAATCAATAGTTGTATCAAGCCCTTCTAATTCTCTTAACTGTTCGTTATTTTCAAGCTTTCTTCTTGTTAGTTTTGATGCGGGAACCCTATAAGCCAACTCAGTTTTAGGTCTGTCCATACCGTCTTGGATTGGTTTGAAAAAGAAAGGGTAATTAACGGATATTGGGACAACTTTATCCGTAAACATTTTTTTGGCATCTGCACCAGACTTGGACAATATACCGAATCTAGCATCGGAAGATATTGTAGCTTGGTTGACAAGCTCTGCACTTGACATAAAAGAGAATCCAGATCGTCTGTTTTTGAGGTAACACATACCGTAACATCTTGTATCTGCTTTACATGCTTCCCAAAATATGAAGAAGAGTCTGTTTGATTCTCTGTAGTCTGGCGCTCCAACGTCGATTTTTGACCATTGCAAGTACATATAATGAGTACCAGTAATGTAAGTAATAATGCCTTTATTATAAAACCAAAATCCTTTTTCTCGTCTATTAAATTCATCATCTATATAATCGTACCATTTTTCTTTAAAATCTGATGGGTATTCTTCCCAGTCAAATCTTGATTTAATTCTATTTAATTCTTTTGGGTATTCTTGTTTTTCCCAATATTGTTCTGCTTTTTTCTCGCTTCGTTTAAACGGTTCATCTGTTGCTGGTAAAGCAATCCTGAGATTTTGTATTTCAATGATTTGTCCAATTTTACCTGTTTTACTTATTATTATAAAATCATAATCAGGATTATAACCATATTCCCATTTTTTAAACCTGTTGTTTTTAGCTAATATTTTAGGATTAACAACATCTTTAATCTCTTTCCAAAGCGTTTGTTCGTAACTCACTTACTTCTTCCTTCAGCAAACCCTTTAAAAGTTTTTTCACTTTTATCTTTAGGATTACTATTTAACATTTCTTCTTCTTCTTGTATTCTAGTCAATATCTCAAAAGCGTCCATTATAGCCAGCTTTTTAGTAGCGGCAGCATTTTTAAGTCTGTCAGCGCTTACGTCGTCATCTGAGTCTACGATCTTTTCTTTTGCTACCTTAATTAATTCTTCAATAGCCTTTTGCCCAGCTTGGATTATTTTCTTTTTCGTTTCCTTCGTATTCATGAGTTAAAGCTATATCATTTGATTTCATACAATAAAGTCGTTCACCTTTTATAATAAACTCAAACTCTGAGTTAGGGGTAAACGTGATAAGCGCTCCAGGAGTGATTCCTACAGCTTCTAAAGCATTATTAGCGTATTTTACTATACCAACATTAGGTTGCTCTTTTCTGTTCTCTAATAAGTTTTTGTTTTTAAGCGGTTTTACAAAGCAATAGTTTAAATGCGGCTTTAAATTGTACATGTAGATTTGCTCTGGTGAAACAAAATAAAGATTATCCTTAAAGTAAGTTGAACTATTACGTTCTCTACCTTTTTGGTCATACCATCTTCTAAATACATTATGATGAATATATAATTCATCTCCTATATTTATTTTAGTAGTATAAGCTGCAGGCGTTTGAACTACTACAGCTTTTTTACTAATAAATCTATGGTTTTCAATGCTAGTATTGATAATAAGGTTATTATTACCAACTCTTCGTATATTGTCATACCTTTCTTCTAACGGCTTAACAATAAAGTAATATAAACCCTGCATCAATACTTAAGATCATACTCTACAGATATTGACATATTAGCATTAAACTTTTTCCAAGGTAAAACTTCATCGTTTTTAGTTATGTAGATATTATACGACTGATCCTTGTCTTCAAAAAGAATATCACTAATAGTATGTCCACCATACACTTCCTGACCAGTTGAATAATGCATTGCATCATTCTTATAATCAGAACCTATACTAATCTTCCTTATTACCTTCGACATCTTTATTTATCTTAGTATAAGTACCATCTTCTAGGTTAATTTCTACAGGGCCATACTCGTCTTCTAGTTTTTCTTTATAGTCTTCTATTTCTTTATTAACGCCGGCTATATCATGAAGCAGCCCATGCTTTTGGCTTTCTAATAAACCGATGTTATGGACTAATTCATTAAGCTTAGTTTGCTGATCTTGAATTGTTTTTAATTCTTCTTCTTTGATTTTCATTTGATTAAATTTAATTGTTGTTTGTTTTTATTTACTCTCCTGGTCCTGGTTCAGCAGGTGTCCATTCTGGAGTAGCTAGTAAAACTAGTATCTCTTCGTGAGTGTAAGTCCCAACAGGCGTCAACGAACCGTTTGTAATAAAGCTAGGCTCTACCTGGAAAGACAAAACACCTTGCGTATTCGCCACGTTTCTTCTCATTGTTTGAGCAGAAGACTGGTTTACTTGACTGAACAAAACAGCGTTTGTATCAGATAAGTTAATTACTACATAAGTTGTTGCCATTGTTTAATTGTTATTTGTTAATTACTTGTTATTTATATATTTACTTGTTTTAATCTTTTTTTACGGAGTTGGAGGTATATTTGTTCCTCTAGCTGTAGAACTCATATTAACTGATATTGCATTA